CTGCTTGGTGAAGCCATAATCAGCTAACAGCGCATAATACTCCTCGGAAAAATCAAGTGTGCGGGTATCGACTTGCATCTTCATTTTATATCGCCAGGCGACATCATTGATGAAAGTGCTTGCTCTCGCTTGCCGCCCTTGGCCCAGGTAATTCAGTCCTTCCACCAAATCAGTTATCAGTGGGAGTCCTTTACCCCAGGCTTCGAGGCATTGAGCGTTTAGTGTGCAGAGTTCACGTGCTCTCATTGCGTTGGGCGTTTTAAGCGCCGTCGTATAGGGTATGAGCGATAGCACGCGGTCGGGGGGTCGAACGCATTTGATTTTTCCGTCTTTACGTCGTAAAAAGCGTAAAGATAAAAACTCCACTTCTTCTAAAGGTCCATGTTTGACCATCTTCGCGACTTGGCCCAAGCCTCCAACGTCATCTGGTGCAATCCAGACTGTTGAAATCGCAGTCAACATCCTATCAATGTTCTCTCTATCTAAGATAACGAGTGTATCATCGCCTTTCACTAATACTCTGTATTCAGACCTCTTGAGCTCACAGATGTGGGCCGCAAAGTCTGCGTACCAACCACTTCGAAGTGTGTTACCAAGGGTTGTGTCCGGGCGCCCACTTGGGGTGGTGCCGTAGGTGTAGTATTTAGCGATAGGGCTATAAGTGCATTGATGGAGGGATGTGAAAGCTACTTGTGCTTCATCTTGAGGAATTCCTGTAACCTTTTCGTCATACCAACAATCAAGCATGTGTTGGTATATCGGGACGTTTAGCATCTCCTGTATAATCGCCCATTGTGTCGAATCGAAAGCCGAACCGTCAAGCCAGATATATACCGGATCCTTGAACAAAGAGTCGTAGTCCTCCAAAACGAGGGCTAAGTCTTCCATATTCTTGGATACGCAATAGCTGGGTACGGTTTTCTCGAGAAGAGGTGAGAGATAGTTCTTGAGGTAAGGTCCCATTGCAGCCTTCATTCTAGGCTTTGGCATCTGTATAGATCGGGGTTTGCCTTCCTCAGGCGTTTTCTCCCAAGCCTTCATCATCTCATTATAAAGTACTTGAATGCACTTCTTGTCGGGATGAAATAGGCAGGTTTCCTCTTCGAACCAATTCTTAGCAGGCTGTGAAGGTGCTGAATCGAATTCTTTTCGTTGATTAGGGGTTAGTGACGAGATGTAGATTTGTCGCAGGTTGTCAGGTGGTTTAGAGTCGGTGATGTCTCGGAGTATTTTTGGCAGCTTCCTAGTTGTGATGAAGTGTATGAATTCCTTCATCATTACCGGGCAGTAATCGGCATGACAGACTCTTCTAGCGTGAGCAGCTAGGAGTGTGACATCGCAAGAATGCATGACATGAGTTTCGAAACCGGGGATGTTGGGACACAATGTCTCAACAACTCTAGTTTTACTCGAGCAAGGGAGCACATCCTCGTTGAAGATACCTGTTAGGGCATTGAGGGCCTTGTGCTCGTTGATGAACTTGAATCCTTTAAAGGATTTACATGATTCTTTATTTAGTTGTCGTGCGCGATCGGAGTATTTGGTAGGTAAGCATGATTGTAAAAGTCTGTGGGACACCCGTACACCTTAGGCGTGTTGGTCTAACACTGAGGCATAGCCGTGGGCCTGCACGCAAGCCAGCAGTGCAGATCCCAGGGCGGTACGGGTTCCTGTCTCTTCACTTCCTTCTCGGAAGCTCTTCAAATTACGACTAAGGGAATCGTATGATGCGACGGCGTTCTTGACGGTGAGTTTCTCGACAAGTGCGGAATTATAAGGTAAGCTCACAAGCTCGTCCTTACCAAAGATGTGGTTGATTACACCTCTCCAGCGATGGGGCACAAGGCTATTCGCTGCGGGGGTGTATAGAAGTTTCTTCTTCGCATCTATGTAGACTTCAAACTTGGCAAACTTACCAAGTGCGTCATTGGCGATACAAAGGGCGTCAGCGGATATAATCCATGCTGCACATCTTGTGGCAAGTCCAGCTCTAGTGATGGGCTCGTATTTATAAACCGACTCGGGTCTCTCGTCAGTGTTGGTGTCGCGATCATTCGTTTCGTCCTTACGCTTGCTAAAACGCATCCACGAATCATTATCCACATGCTCCTCTCCGAAGGAGATTAATGTGAGATCGTAGGTGTGTTGGTAGCCAGCGCATTGAGCCTTCGCCGTGATCATCCTGGAGTCTAAAGCATTTAGACCTTTACCTGGTTTGTCTGTATCGATCCTAGTCATCATCAGTAATTCGTCCCTGTTGGGCTCTGTGATGCTTCCGCGCGGTTTGCGGGCCTCTGCTTCCCTCAGTTTCCTGGGGTTGCCGTTGTATAGGAATCGATTGAAATACTCAACCAGGTGGGATGAATCGCGTGTTATGGGGTGGGTGTAGACACCACCGAGGTGGTCGTCTGGTACGTAGTGCACGGTCACGGCGTCACCGGGCTCAGCCCTCGAGAACACTGACCTCGACTCCAACTCATTCACACGCAAGGTCTGAATTCGGTCCACGCGGGCGTCCCTAGCGGCGATGTAGCCCGCAAAGCGAGCTGCACCACCTGGACTGGATAAGATCATCCTTTCGATGATTCTTTGGACCGGGGTGAGTACTGGAGGAAGTACGGGTTGTCGATACGGGCCCCAAGTGGCTTCGTCGATGTCCCAATGGTGCGCGGAAGACATCACATCTATCTTGAAAGCCGCTGTAAAAACGGGCCGCATTTGCACAGGGGTTGGGTTCCTGGCATTTAGATAGTATTCCACATCACCTAAGTATAGGACGACGTGGAATAGGGCAGCTGGTCTGCTGTCCATGTAAGCTTGCACGCAAGTGCACTCTTCCACGCTGTGTTTGCACAGACTATGGAACGAAGTGTATTTGCACTTCACAGAAGCTCGGTATGATTTACCGTATCTGTCAGCATCTTTCGAATGGTAGTGGGGTTGGGTTGAGATTAGAGCGAAGGGCAAGCTTCGAGTTTTTCCCTCCTCGGCTTCTTCTGCAAGTTCACCCGCCAAAATGGAGGTGGTTCTGCCGAAGTTGCCAGAGAAGTCCCAGAATATCACTTCGACTCCGGAGAGTGCGTAGCGACTACTCAAATCGAAAGCATGAGACAATGCTTCCGTGTGATTGGTACGACGAGGCTCTGCTAGAGACCCGTGTGGGTTGTGCTGGGTGAGCATGTTGTGATTGCGCACGGCCTTTTGATAGGCTAAGGCGTTTTCCCCTGAGTGGGCTTTGGTCTCCGTGAAGAAACTGTAGGCAGCACTCGAAGACTCTCGCGACAACTTGTCTGTGTTAACAGACAAGCCATCGTGATAGGTCGTGTTGCGATCATGTTGAATTGACTTAATCTTGGGGTGCCAAGATTTGGTCGGGTTGGAAGCTGATGGGTTGTTGGATGACATGGTGGTTGGATTGCGCTATACGT